GTCAATGCCATCTGTTACTAAATACGTCCCAGCGGGCCACACTACAAGCGCGTTAGACCCAGCTCGCGCAGCAGTGTAGGCATTATTTATCGCTGTTGTATCGTCTGTGACTCCATCTCCAGTCGCTCCGTACGTTACGACATTGATGTAGTTATTCGCCATCTCTGTCACGTCGTACGTCGAATCCGTCAATGTCGTCCCACTCGTGCCAATCAGCGGTATATTCCCAGTCACACCACCACTGATGTCATCTAACTTCGTGCCAACTGCTACAACGAGCGCATCGAACTCCTGGTCCACCTGTGCGCCCACGATCTTCTTGTTGACGTTTCCTGACGGAAGGCTGTCCTTCACAGAGAAGTCATTGACCCTCGTGTAGTTACTCACCGCGACACCCTCCCGACTTTGACTTGCAACTCGATGTATTGAATCCCTACGCCCGTCGTGTTCAACGTCTCATCGATACTACCAAACACTTGCACTTGTAGATGGTGTCCGTAGTGTCCCACGTTGCCCATGACATCCGTGTACGCATCTGTTGGCGGACCCCACTCAGCGATGCCCCACTCGGATACACTCCATTCGGAACTGCTCAACATGTTCGCGTTGATTTGTTTCAAGAAGCACGACGACTTGTACTCAGCGAAGTCGAATGCGACACACTGTTGTACGATCTGACTGTCTCCATCTGCGTATGTCACACGCAACTTCTTCGGTATCTTGACGTTCGTCGTATCGAAGTCCATCCACGATGAACGATACGTGAATGAGTACCCTGATGTGTTGTCATCGTATCCAGCGTACCGTCCAACATATCCACCGTCGAATCCGAAATACAACTCATCGTTCGTTACGAGTGCGTCATTGATAGCCAAGTTCGACCACGTTGTTACACGCGCTTGCCCTTGGTCTAGCGGGTTCTTCAAGTCAAGACACCATATCGCACTCGATGAGCCAATCAACAAGTAGAACCCCTTCGTAGGCAGATACGTTGCTCGGATGTTCTTGAACGCATTCGCTTTGTCTACAAGCACGTTCACCGCGATGTCATCATGAACATTCACTGATACATCCGACTGCGTAACACTCTGCGTAACAATCGCACGGCCCAGAGAACGGACACCAGTGTAGTCGAGGAACAGGATGTCGCCACCTGTATGCGCAACGGTATCACGAGCGATGCAACCCATGCCGGTGATCGTATCCGTGATCTGCAAGTTGTTGTTCGGGTCATCTGCCCCTGCGAGTATGAGTATCGACCGCTTGCCGAATACAATGAGGTTGTTCTGGAATACTGCGAGTGCTTTGATCTTATCAATGCCATTCGCGAACGCATTGGCCGTGATCTTCAAGTCCGCGAATCCACCGCCACTCGCTGTTGACCACTGGTGATTAGTCCCCAACGCTGACCACAACAGAATCGTGTTCGTCGAATCAGATGACCACACACGCCCGTATGCGGATAGACCGTTGTTGCCGAACGCCATCGACGAGTCTGGCGCAGCGTACCCTGCCTTCGCTGACAGATTCGCGAAGTTGCCCGTGCCAGTGTAGTAACACGGGACGTGCGCTGCCTGAAACCCGACGACCTCACCGTTGTGATTCACGAACTGCCAGTAATCAGCAGTCGGTGTCGTTATCGTTCCGGTCCTGTCCGTCCACGTGTCGTGTATCAACGTCGTCGTTGACGAGACGTAGAGTTTCTTATTCGCCGCTGCAATCAGGTACTCGGTCGTTGAGTTCTTCCTGTATTCACCCAGCGTCGTGATATCATCCGTTGTGAACGCTGTTGATGGAACACTGTCCCATCCGTTCCTCGTCCGCATCGTCCCGCCTTCGTCGAACACGAGGTTGTCAGCGAACGTCGCCCACGTCATGTTCAACCCAGACGAACTGACCTGAGTGTTCAGCCCGTAGAATCCAGGCGCCTTGACTGACGCAGATACTAGCCTAGTTGGCATACCAGTCGGTCTCGCCTTCTTGATGCTGTGCTACATCGTACGATATGGCATCAGCCATCGCTCTTCGGTACATGCCCTGTACCTCATCGAACAATGCGCCACCATCCTCACCACGTTCCGAGATTGCCTTCGACCACGTACCATAAACGATGACCGTCGGTTCGAGTGTCACCTCCGTTGCGTCATCCGTACCAGAGACTGAGAACTCCGCCTGTGGTACGACAACATCGAACGTCAGCGTCTCAACTCCAGACGGTGTTGGGTACACGTCAATCTTCAACAACCCCGCAGACGTGAATCCACGCACGCGGTAGTATTCAACGTTCGACGATGTGACAGTCGTCGTTAACGTCCATGCGTTGTACACCTTATCTGACAGACGTGATAACTGCGCGTTCTGCGTCACGTTGTACCCTTCGATAATCCTCGAACGTCTCGTCGTACCAGTCAATGAGTAGTTCGTCGTACCTGCGACAGTCGTCACTGTCACGCGCGTACGTAACGGGGACCAGTTCCACGAGTCCTCGACCTCGCGCTTCGTGTCGTTGACGAACTTACCAACCAACTTCGCGTACGTCGATTCACTGATCGTCGTAACCTCATCCTCACGCAGACGTACGAGAACGTCGTTTACAATCTCCAGAAACGTGCTCATGGTAGTCCGGGTATCTCCTTGTACGTCCCTGGTTTGCCAATTAGGTAATGGATGTCGAACTCATGCAGGATGATGTCACCTGCGTATCCGTCAGATGCACGTAGCGCCTTCAACCGACAGAGTAGAATCGACGACTCTAACTTCCCAGTCGTCGCTATCTCAGTGAACGATGAGACGAGATGCTTGTATTGCGAGTTCGCTGATATCGTGTACGTTGTTGACGTGTTAGCCGCCCACGTGAATGCGTACGTGCCGTTGATCGTGGCGAACTCGTAGTTGATGATGAACTGAACGGTGCCAGTACCAGTCGTCAGCGGCGTGAAGTGAACATGCGGACGAAGCGGTGTACCTCTGTCCCACATATGCGGTATCTGCACTACGCACTCTACGAAACGCGCGTCACTGCCGTCGGCGAACTTCCACCCGCAGTAGTCAACATCCCACGATGGTGCATTTGCTCCTGCGCCTTGTATTCCAAGTATCGTTGACGGGAAGCGAAGGTCCTCCCACCCGTAGAACAGGTACTCTCTACCTAGTCGGGTAGTGGATTCTCTTGCCACCGTTGCTTACCAGTTTGGACGGCCGATGAGCACCTTCATGATTGCCCCGTTCAATGCGGTACTAGCGAACTCACCAACATCCGCCTGAACATACAACGAGCATGTGTTCGCCGCAGTGACGGCAACGCTTAGCACTGCTTGATCAGTCCCGTCGTTCCAGTCCATGTCGAGTCCAAAACTGAGGATGTGATCCCCGAGTGCGATACCTGGAACAGTGAACGTGTAAACTCCTGTATCATTCGCAGACACCGCAGCGTCCCACGTGATCGTCGTCTTTACTGCCCAAGTCTCTGAATACGCACCTTGGAACTGTTTGAATTGTCCCGTCTGAATTGAGTTGACTGCAATTGAGTTAGCCATTCAACATCTCCTGTAAAGACGGGTGGCATCTCACGACACCACCCGTCTAATTAGCACCTACATGTTCACAATGAAGGCAATACCCGCATTGTCACGAAGCTCGCCGACACCGTACACAGAGTCAGCCGTGAACAACGTCGCAAGGTACTCCTGCTTGTACTGAGTCTGAGCACGGACACCCATCTGATCGACAAGCACCCACGCAGACTTGTGAAGCAGAAGGCCGAGACGATACTTGCCCGCCGTTTCAGCAGTACCCGACCAGTTCAACTCGCGTACTCCGGTATCGTCAGTGAACGTGGCGTCCACCGCCGGGTCAGAAGAAGTCCACATCGCGATGATGTCCTGCCCCGTTGCATCGACCATGACGTACGGGCAGTTCGTCGAGACGAGGACATCAACTCCATAGACGCTGCCAATCTTGCCGGTGCGAATCGAGTTGCCACCACCGGACTCACCAACGAACGCCTGCTCAGTGAAGCGTGCCAGACCGAGCATGTTCTTCTTCTCAACTGGCGGGATGACGAATACACGCTCTGACTGGGGAACATCAGCATCGTCGAGCGTCTGAATCATCTTCCTGATTCCGGCATCGGTCAACGCGCACGTGA